TCACAGCGCCGTCTTGCGGTAGCGGTTGAGTACGAACGTCTCGGCGAGGCTGAACCCTTGGAAGCCGGCGCGGATCTCGACGGAGCCGACGCGGGTGGGTAGCTGTTCGGGGTTGGCGACCATGCGCGCGGATGCGGTGGTGATGACTGCGGCCAGCTCGTCGTTGGGCTCGGAGCTGGTGAATCCTCGTCCGCGGGTGTAGGCGCGCACCATTGCGGTGATGACGGGCACGACTTCCCCGGCCAGGGCCACCAACGTGGTGTCGGTGCCTTGGCCGAGGAAGTCGGCGACGTCTTGCCCGGTCGGCATATTAGGCCTCGGTCAGCAGGGTGACGGCCTCGTCTTGCAGCAGCGCGACGTCGTAGCGCGTCACCACACGGATACCCACCGAGTCGTAGTCACCCCACGTTTGGTCGAGGATCTTGACCTGGGCGTCCACGTCTCTGGCGACGACGACCTTGGAGAAGTCGACCAGGGCGACCCGGTTCTTCGTCGACACTGCGGGGATGTTGTCGGTGATGATGACCGGCAGCCCGAACAGCTGGAACGCGGTGCCGTTCTGAATCGTGGACGGGTCGAACAGGTACTGGTTGTAGGTGGCCACACCGTTCGTCTCGTCGGGCACGGCGATCTTGAGCTTGCGCAGCGCCGCGAACGATGCCGAGGTCATCACCCAGTGCGTCGGGTTGACCTTGTTGCCCTGCGCTGTGGCCAGGCCGTCGATCAACGAGTCGGCGTCGGTGAGATCCAGCGTGCCGGTCGCGATGCCGGTGGCACGCAGGATGCCCTTGATGGTGTTGGACGTGCCGGCACCGTCCCACAGGGCCGCGTCCAGCGCGTTGCCGACGTCGGTGGTGAGTCGCTGCTGTAGCACCGCGTCCAGGCCGACGACGGACTGCCGGATCAGCTCGTTGGACACCCGCACCAACACCTTGAGCGACTTCAGGGTTGAGGGCAGCAGCGTGACTTCGTCGAACTCGACGTCACCATCGCTGATCTGTGCGCCTTCGGCGACGAATCCGGCGGTGACACCGCTGACGATGCGCGGCACCCGCACACTGTCGGAGCTGTCGATGATGACCGGCCCAGAGGCCAGAAACGTGGAAGCCTGCTCAAGAGGCTGAACGAGAAGCTGGGCGACCTGCGACTGCAGGAGAGTGGTGTTGGCACTGGTGAGTTCGATGGCCACGGTTGAGTCCTAACGTGTTGTGTCGGGTGGAATGTTCGACACGTCGCCAGGACGTCAATCGTGGGTGGGCGCCAGGCCCAATGTTGAGTATACCGCGCTCAGGTCACATCACGGAGGATCTGCAGCAGACTCACCGGTTGCGGTGCGCCGCCTCGGTTGCCCTGCCCGATGTCGCCGACCGGGCGGCGGGTGGCCAGATGCGGTTTGCGGTCGAGTAGTTCGTCTATCGCGGCGACCATCTTGTCGGCATCGCCGAGATGGTCCTCGTCGAACGGCAGATCGGTGGGGTCGGCCAATCTGCCTGTTGCCCGCACAAGTTCGGTGTGCAGCCGTTGGGCCAGGGCGTCGGCCTGCTGCGCACGCTGGCGGTACTTGCCGTTCTCCTTACGCAGATCCTCGACGACCTCCCGCGGGAACGTCTCGGGCGGCTCCTCGGTGGTGGCCTCGTCGGAAGGGGGTCCATCGTCGTGGACACCCTCGTCGGTCACCGCATCCTCTGGGACGTCGGTGGCGTCGGTGGTTTCGGAAACCGTGGTGTCGGTGGTGTCAGTCATGATTGATCCTTTCGTGGGTTTTTGACTTCAGCGACGGCATCAGCAAGTTGGTTGGCCAGATCCAGCGCCTCGGCGGCGTCCAGGCCGAATACCAGTCCGGCTGCCCGTAGCCGGATGGGCTGTACCGTGCCCGGTGCTGTCTTGACGTCGGGTTGAATGTCGCGCCCGCTAAGCCGCATTGTCGGGCCTCGTCACGGCTCCGGCTGCCTGCACCTTGGCGATCTCGTCGTCGGAGTAGCCGAGCTTGCTCAGTGCGTAGGACTGCGGCAGTAGACCGGCCTGGTAGAGCTTGACCACGGCGTCGGCCTCTTGGGCGACACTGCGGGTCGCGGCGTCGGCCCAGTGGACCCGAATGTCGTCGATCAGGCCGGGATCCCGCCCATCGCGCACCGCGACCATCAGCTTGGCGACTTGTTCCCACGACCTGCCGAACTGGTGCTGTCGGGCCTCGGCGCGGGCGGTCAGCGACGCCTCGGCAGCCCGTAGAGCGTCAGCGGAGGCTGGATTGTCGGTGAAGACGCCGACGTAGTGCGCCGGAAGTGTTGAGACGGCCATGATCTGCCCGAGGATCACCCGCACCGAAGCTTCGTAGCCGGCGAGGTCGGCGGCGTTGAGTTGGCCGAATTTGGCTTCGTGGTTTTCACTGATCATCGCCCGGTGGCCCTCGGGGATCGGGTTGACTTCGGTCATCACCGGCTGGTCGTCCTCGTCAAGGACCGGGTCGCCGTTCTCGTCGAGCACCGGCTCTTCGGTGAGTTCGATTCCGGTGGCCCAGCGTCGAGGCCTGCCAACGTATTCCGAGGTGACCATCATGTCGGCCAGCGACTTGTTCAGGCTGTCGACAAGCGGTTTGAGGTCGTCAATCTCGGAGCCGCCGAAGTCGCCAAGGATGCGGTCGGTGTTACGCAGGTTCACGACCGGGACCACGCCGAGCGGGTTGGTGATCTCCTCGACGACACGGAAGGCTGTCGGGGTGACGGTGCCGACCTGCTCGGCAACCAGCCGCACGATTCCATCAGGCGCGTACAGCACGGCGTGAGTCCGGTTGGCGGGCTTCTCTTCCCAACGCTTGAGCGCCGCCACGACCTGCCGAGTACCGGGATCGGTGAGCACCGCAACCTGCTTCGCGGACTCCACGGTGACATTCGGCCGGCCGAACCGATCAGCCCACACAATCACGAAGGAATCGCCGAGCAGCAACGCTTCCCGGTGCGCGACACCGGAGAGCTGGTCCATATCGCAGCGCAGCCAATCGGGCCACAGGCTGGCGTCGGAGAATCCGGTGATGCGTAGCCGTTCGGCCAGAGCGGTGACGGCCAGGCGCGGGATGTTGGAGGCCATGACGCCGAAGCGGTTGCCCAGCGCGGTCTTTGCTTCCGGTGACAGGAACGCCAACGGCTGGCGGCCGGTGTAGTAGCGGTCCAGTTCGGCGTAGCGGGCGGCCGGTTCGTTGAGACGTTGGATTAGTTGCAGCAGTAGATCATTCATGCGACGAAACTCCTTGCTCTCTTGCGTTTCTTATGGGTTGCGCGCCAGGTAGCGCGACTGTGAGCCATGACCAAACAAGCGGCCAGGTCGATCTTGGGCGCGGAGCGTGACCGGGACGCCTTGGCCAAGCGCATCCCGCGGGCGTCCTCGACGATCACCGCGGCCGCGACGTGGGCGGCCAGGGTGGCGTTACCGGAGTGGGTCATCCGGCCGTTCACCGCGGCGCTGTACAGGTCACCGGTGGCGGTCGTCAGCCGTGATGGGCTGTGCGGAAACTCGACGATGGGCAGCCGTTCGGATTCGAGCACCTGCAGGGTGCGAGTCCAGCGGAACGGGTCGGCGATGATCTCGGCGACCTGCCAACGACGGCACGCCTTGCGGATCTCGTCCTCGACATCGGCGACCGGGACGCGGTAATCATCGTCGCCGTTGGTGCGCTGCCAGACCTTGATGACATCGAAGTGCGGGGTTGGCGAGACAGTGCCGACCAGCAGCGCGGTGGTGTCATCGGAAAACGAACCATCGAGGGCCACCACTACCTCGGCACCGTCCGGTACCGGCCGCCCCGTCGACAGCCCATCCCACACCGACGCCGGTAGAAACGCGCCATCAGTGTCGGAAGCGAGCTGACACAACCGAGCCCGCCGGAACGTGCTCTCGCGTGTCTTCGGGGGCAGCAGAGCGTGCAGGGCGTCGCGGTGCAGAAAGTCGTCCAGCGCCGGGTTGGCCAGCTCCCAGCAGTGCTCACAATCGGGCGGGTGATCCTCGAACCCGGCCGCGGAGAACTCCCGCCACACCAGCGAGCGGTCCTCGGGATGCTCGGCGGCATACCGGCGCAGATCCAACAACACCTGATCGGCGAGATTCGGACCCGGTGTCCCGATGCACACCAGCGTCGAACGCTCCCGCTTGCCCTGGGCCAGGCTCAGCACCTCGTAGCTATCCCGGTTGGCCACGCCCGCCTCGTCGAGAATGGCCAGCGAGTAGTCCAGACCCTCCAGCCGCTTCGGCTCAGCCGGCAAGCACACGAACGAGGCATCACGGACTGGGATCGTCAGCCGCTCCTTGAACACCTGCACCCGGCTCGACAGTTCGTCGTCGAGCTCCACCATGCGACGGGCGATCCCGAAGACGATGCCGGCCTGGCGCTCGTCGACCGCGACCACGTTCACCGTCGCACCCTCCCCGCCGGTGAACAGTTCGTAGATCCCCCACGCCGCCATCAGCGACGACTTGCCCGAACCGCGCGGCAACATCCACCCGGCCGTCCGCGGCTGCGGATCAGTGTCGAGGACCGAACCGACCAGGTCACGCTGCCAATCCCGCAACCGCAACGGAGTCAAAGCACCCGTACCCTTGGGCACCTTCACGAACTTCTCGCAGAACTTCCCGAAGCGCGCCGAGCCCGACGACCGCGGCCGAAACGGCAACGGACTATCGTCGACAGCAGCCTTCGGGCCAGCCTTCAC